AAGAGTCAACCGCTCCTTTCGAAAGCATGTCTATAAATGGTAAAAAATTACTAAGTGAACCTTCTATTACCGGAGAAGGTTTAGTTATCTGTGTTGATACGGTATCAAATTCTGATGGAACTGCCATTATGTTCTCGCTTCTAAGTTATTCATTAAGTTATACATTCTTCTTGCACCTTCATTTACACTTCCACCGCCCGCGGCTCTTACTGCGTCGGCAGTCATTACAAATTCATTTTTACTTACTCTTGCTGGAACATCATCGGCTCTTTCTTTAGATCCCATAGGTATCATTCCACCTTGTCTATAATCCATTTCCATACCTTCAGGTAATACACTCATCATACCACCATCTTTTTTAGCAACTGGTTGATTTATATCTTTATCTAATATTTCTGATTGTATAAATTCAAATTCTGTTTTATCCATTTCTCCATTTCTATACATTTGAGGAGCATATAATTCATAAAATTCTTTTTTTCTATCATCAGGCATTACACCATCAGTATCATTATACATTGCTTCTATAATAGCTCTCATTTCTGATTGACCTGGCATAATTGTTACTTTTAATTTATCTACTAACATTTCTTTTGGTTTTGATTCTACAGCTTCTACTGTTTCAGCCATACTATTAAAATCTGGTTCTTTATCTTCTTTTTTAAACATACCTACAATAGTATCCATAATTCCTCCACCTCCTTCATATCCTATTCTTCCACCATAAGCTTTTTCTTGTCTATCGTCTATACCATTTTGATTTTCATCTATAAAATCTTGAGACATATTTGAAACAGGATTATTTCTCTGACCTGCTAAACTAGAAAAAAGTTGAGAGTTATTATTAACCATATTAGAAAGCATTCCTCCCATACCACTACTACTCATCATAGGTCTGTCTCCTGCATTCATTGAAGCTGACATAGGTTGAGCTATTCCTGATCCTGTAACTAAATTACCTAATGAGTAACCTACTCTTCCACCAGATGCTAATGGTTGTGGATCTGGATCTTCATAACCTAATGACTCTAACATATCTTGAATAGTTTGTTCTTCATGACCACCTCTTTCCATAGCTCTTCTAACAGCTAGTCCTCTATTTTGGTCGCCTTCAACGTATCCCGAACCATCGCCTTGTGAATCTTCAAGATTTTTTTCATTTCTCATCGCATCGGCGTATGCTAAATCCGCTGTACCTTGAGCTGCTGGAACTCCAAATTTTAATAAACCTGGATCAGTTAAAAATTTAGAACCTTTTTCCAAACCACCAAAAATTTCTCCCATTGCAGTGTCGCCTGCTCTATCTGAAAAAAATTTCTGTGCACTTGGAGTTCCTGGTGTAAATATCTGTTCTGAACCTGGAGGACCCGCAGGTCCTGTAGTGCCTGGTGTTCCCGGCGCACTTAATGCACCAATACCACCAGCTAATAATGCAGATAATGCATTAATATCACCTTCACTTTCTTGTTGTGCTAATTGAGCTCCAATATTTAAACCACCTGACATTAAACCTCTTTGTAACATTGAGCTACCCATAATTCCAGGACCCAACACCATAGGCGCAAATGCTGCAGCGTATGGTAATAAAGGTTTAATTTCGTTAGGTACTATCTTATCTAATACTTTTGAAATTGGTTTAAATATTTTTTTTAAAAATCCCATAATTTATTTATATTTTATTTGTGAAAAGCAAGTTAGCAAGACTTGATTATATGCTATTTTAATACAATTTACTAGAGTTTTTACCTCTAGTCAATCTAGAATATATTAGTTGTAGCACCTAAAGGTATACTTTCTACAGTTACTTTTACGTCTCTACGTATATGTTCTGCTTTAGTATTACTGTTTAAATCCTGTACATCTGCCAACGCTTCAGCGTCAGAGTTATATTCTTTTCCGGTTTTTGTATTAGTTAAAGTTACTTCACATTCAGGTGTAATAATAGGTACTTTTTTACCATCAATTACTTCGTACCTTACTGAAGCTTTTGTTTCTATAAATGACATTATCTGTCCTCCCTGTTAATTTCTAATATAGATGATATTACAAATAATTCATTAGCATCTCCTGCTTGAACTTTTAAGACTTCACTTTCTTGCATAATTAAAGGTTCAGTTAATATTTGAATAGTTGCTAAAGCAGCAATAGGTTTTGTTTTAGCAATATTAAATATTGCTCCTGCTGAATTTAATAAACTTACAGTAATAGTAGTTCCACTATTTGCATCTTCTGTAACTAAAATAGATTTAACAATAGCTCTAGAGTTAGAAGGTACTGTATATAAAACAGTATCATCTGTACTAATTAAATCTATTTTTGCATTTTTATATATATTTGCCATTAACCTAATCCAAACCAAGTGTATCGTTCTTGGTCCTCTTTTAATTGTGTTAAATATGTAGAATTTAATTGTTCTATAACCGTAGAGATAGCTCTATTAATTTGTCTTTGATTATCTTCTGTATATTCTGTTTTAGGTTCGGGTAATCTTACTACAATTTTTGTCATTATCTTTGGCCATCGGGTTGAATGTCTACTTGGAAAGTACCAAATCTCCAAGATTCACCTGAATTAATATTTTCTAGTTTTAAACTAGCATATCTACCTCTAGCACGTGTATCTATTTTTGTTGTAGTAGAATCTATAGTAAATGGACTTAAAGGTGAGTTGCTTACATCAGTTGCAGGGTAATCTGTAATCCCAACTGTAATTTTATTATTACCATTTAACACTTTAAAATTTGGTAAAAATCTTCTCATAGCTAGAAATACTTCGCTCTGTCCTTTTTGTAAAGAAAAATTAAATGATTGAATAAAAGAAGTTAAAGTAGTTGTAGTTCCATCAGGATTAATTTGATCTGTTCCTACTTCATGTTCAAAAAATACACTTTGACCTAGTCCTGATTCTCCTATAACTGTAGGAAAAGTACCTGTCTGATTACTGTTAAAAGCTGTAGCATAAGGTTTAGGATAAATTAAAGAATCAATCCAAGCAGTTCGTGTAGAATTTTCATTAACTCCTGTATACCAATTACCCATAGGAACTTGTTGTGATTCTCCATAATTATATGTAACTGATCTGTTATTAAAATCTGCACCTTGAGTTGGATACCACCAAGTTACTTCTGTAAATAGATTATTAATACCTGCATTAATTTGCTGACCTTTAGTAGTTGCACAATCATCATAAACATAATCTTCCACACTACAAGGTAATGAGTTTACTGTACCATCAAATGCAAAAAAACCATTGTTAGACATCCAGTAAGCAACACCATCAATTTCAATAGCTGCATTCATACCTATTAATCCACAGTTAGTGCCAACTTGTTCAAAGCCAAATGTAAAAGGAGCACCTACAAATTTCATGGTATATAAAGCATTATCTGTCCACACTAAAATATTTTCTTTTGCGGTCAACGCTCCCATAATTTTTGTACCGTCTTGCAATCTTTGCGAACCGGCTGAGTTGGTTGCTTCTATATCATATTCATTAATTGACTCTGCATCAGAAAAACGAATAAACATATCATCTTGAGATGAAGTTGTACCTATTGTTTCTTCTGTTCCAAAATGAATTAAATGCCTTGTTGTTGGTGAAATTAATGTTTGTCTAGTTGAAGTTGGATTTCCAACTCCTGTTGCAATAGCTGTTTTAAATCCTGATGTTGTTGTAGATGATCTTGTTGTTGCACCTACTGTTGTAGATAAAGTAGCTGTTGCAGAATTCCATGTAAAAGTTTTACCATTAAAAACAGTTGCAACTAATACTTGACCAAAATTATTTAAAGACCACATACCTGGTTCTAATGTAACTGTAGATGCTTCTACAGCTTCACCCCAACCTGTAAAATCTGTTGCATTAGTAACTACTGCAGAATTACTATGTGTTGCAGGTGTAGTACCTAAAGCACCTCGACTAGCTCCTGTAAAAGTATTTGTACCTTTACCGGTATAGGTAATAAGTTCTGTGCCAATAGCTAAAGTTCCTACTGTAGGAAAATCTGCATTAGATGTAACTGGAATTATATTTACACTATCGTTTATTCCAGAAGATAAAGTATTTGTTAATGCACCAGCAACAGCTCCACCCCATTGACCAATACCAAAACCATAACCATATGATTGTGCAGCAGGACCTATTCTTTCATAAGGTTGTACTATCATAGATCCACCAGTAGATATTACTGCAGTTGCTTGATTAGAAGAATTAATTGTAAATGTTGTAGGAGTTGGAACAGACAATACTTGAAATAATTGATCTTCAAATTGTGTAGCA